CTAATGGCATCATGGCTACTCCAAGTCTGCCATCTATACCTTTCGCACACGCTCCAAAGTAACAGCTTCGCTACTGGCGATAAATCCTCTCGCCCCGCGTGCGCGCGGTAGAGATTCCAGATTTCTTTTTTTAACTTTGAATAATCGCGAAAGGCTTTATCGAACTCAATCGATATAAGTGCGCTCTCGCGCTCGCGCTCAATGTTCCCCGCGCTCACCCACCAGGAATGTTTTAATTCTTCTCTCACTTTTGTTTCTTCTCCTAATAATCTAAATCAATCTTTTTTTAGAGACATAAAAACCTTTAAGGTTTTTTGTCTCTATATATATATGTATATATATACGGATATTTGTAGCGTTATGCTTATAGTGTTGTAGCGTTTTGCTACAGTCGTTGTAGCGATATGCTACAAGCATTGTAGCGTTTTGCTACAAGCAAACCAATATCACCATACAACATAATGCACCAATCAAAGCTAATTTCATTAATAATTCATGGTTCATTCTTGCTTCTCCTCCTTGTCAATGCCGAAAGCCACTTGACTAATAATGTTCTCAATTCTTTTATAAGTATCTAAATCTTCTTTGGTTTTGGTTCTTTGTCTATCAATCTCGGTGGCGTAATCACCAAGGACAGTAACAATAATATGTTTATCTTTTTCGCTTAGAATCAGTCTCATTTTTTTGCTCCTTATTTGGTTTCTTCTTACCAAAGATTTTATCAAAATTATCTCTGTATTCTTGGCTATAGACTAAATCTCTTGGTTTATCTCCTTTACCGCTCATTTTTTGTCCTTGGGTAATTGTTCTACATCAAACCATCCGCATGGGTAATTAATCATATTAAAAATCTCCTATATTAAAGTTGCTCTCTTTGTAAGGCTCAAGCACGGCCTCTTTCCTAAACAATGTCTTGATTGATACATCAACCTCGGATGAATTACTTTTCACCACCGCACCCTTCACCACGCGCAACCGCTCATAGTCAACTCCATTGTCAATGCAAATTCTCTCCGCTTCTTCTTCATTCGCTAACCACAAGGCTATTGCTAACCTATGACCATCAACCAAAGAAGATGCGCCTCTGATCTTACTGCGCACATTCATCGGATCGTCATCAGCTTGGAGAGCCGCCTTTGACATATGATGAATACTTAGAGTGCAACAGTTAAAACGCGAGGAGATAGAGGCGCAAAGTTGACAGTAAAGTTGAGCAGCTTCATTAGATGAACTAATAGGCGCTCCACTCATGGCTTGGATTGGGTCAATGATGACCAATTCTAAATTTGGTATGGTTTCTAATTCAGCTAAGAGTTCTCTAGCTTGATCGGTAATTTGTAAACCTTTTGAATCATCTCTAATAAGAATTAAAGGTTCAGGTTGATCTGGAATGGTATGGGTGAATACATCATAAGGTGCATCGAATCTTTTATTGTCTTTATCCAAAGCATTGATTCGTCTATGGATTTCAACCAAGTCATCCTCGGCTGATAGTATGACCACATTACCGCCTTTGAGTATGGGATGATCGAACCACATTCCAGAGCCTTGCGATACTTTAATGGCTAAGTCTAATGCCATCATGGATTTACCTACCCCACCAATCGAGGCAAGAATACCAGGCTTGGATGTTTCTAACAGTTTATCCACAAGCCAAACCTTTGGCGGTGGTTCTTTAACTAGGTTTCTAATAGGGTGTTTGGTTAAACCTAAACCTTGATTCAATATTTCTAATCTAACTCTATCTAATCCATGAGTTTTAGCTAAATCGTTATAGTCTCCTCTCGCGCTCGGCACGCGCACGAAACAGTTAGGAATGGCAGATGCTACCTCGTTAGCTTTCCTCTCGCCTACGCCGTTCTCATCGTTATCTAGGGCTATATATAATCTTGCTTGAGAAATCTTACGAATATTGAGTACAGCTTCCATCGTAAAGTTCGCCGAAAAGACGCAAACTGTCGGTATTTTCGTACTTTCATAAACTGTCGCGGCGGTTGAATAACCTTCGACAATGATTAGGTTTTCTTGCGTGGCTAATGTTGCTTGCTCGCACCCAATAAGAAATACATTACCTTTGATTTCGCTCGCGCTCACAAATCTTTTCTGTCCTTTCTTATCTATATACTGTAAACTACGCATCTCTCCGCTTACTGCGGAGATAACAGGAACAATTAAACTTCCGTTCAGTTGTTTCAATCCATAGCTTTTAACATTTTTACTATTTAGATACTCATGCGAGATCACGGGCTGACAGTTCTTATATCTTTCTTTTACTTCTTTAGCTACTTCATCATGCCTAACTTTCTTCGCTACTTCGGCCCGCTCAATAGCTTCTTCCATTCTTTTTTGTAGCGCTACTCTATCAATGTTTGATAGTTGATTGGTATTAATGCTTGACCACTTGTGCTGTTCACCCGTTCGCCAGTTACCAAAAGTTGCAAAATAATTTCCGTCTAGCTCATTGATAACATACCAACCGCTACGCTCATTGCCTTTGTCTGGTCTAACACCAGGCGCAGATTGAACGGGTACTCTTGTTACCTGTCCTGTTAAGTCTAATGAATTGACGAACAACCCTTGGTTATTCATCTCGCGTATTAAATCATCCGTGCTATTACCTTGACTGGCAAAAGCAAAGTTATCATCAATGACTAAGCCTTTCTCTCCATACCATTTAGTCAGTTCCATCTCTTAATGTTCTCTCCAATTTTCCTGTTTCTGCTTGATGATTAGCCCAGTTGAGATATTCTCTAATAGCCTTACCAAATAACAGTTCTCTTTTTTCTCTATCCCATTCGTGCATAACATAAGAACCTGTGTCCTTGGCTATCTTGAGATAGATGTCTTTCGTTTGTTTGATAGCGTAATCTAAGCCCTCGTTGCTCATCTGCGCTACATTCTTGAGTTGTTCACCTTTCTTTAATTTATCTAGGTGATCCATACTACAAGCTCCTAACCATATGTAATCCTTACCATAAACAAAACCCTTCGCTGGCGCTCTACAATAAGCGCACAGCGATGGTTTACTTACTAATGGATTAAAAAGGGATCTTGTCGCCAAGATCTTCTTCTACTTTCGGAGGTGTTGGCGCACTTGCCTCTACCTTCTTACCCTCTGCTGGTTGCCAGTTGCTACCAAACTTAGAGTCGATCTCTGGATAGTTGTTTTCGTTTAGCTTTAACATACAACTAACTGTCTTACCATTAAGCTCGTTAGTGTCTTTTAAAGTTCCAGTAATGCCAGCTGCTTTTGCAAGACCCGCCATTTCCTTCATACCAAAACCAACATACTTAGGATTGTCATGCGCAACAGTTACAGTAAAACCTACTTGTAATCCTGTTCCCGCAATCCTAAAGTTAAGTTGCATACCCATCCAACCATTCTGACCCGATCTTAATTCTTCATTAGTATTTACATACTCAAGATCATATCTTCCTGGTTTTATTTCCGTTTGTTGTTCGACAACTTCCACATCGCCGAAAAAATTACTTATATCCATATTGATACCCTTTATATCTATATATTAATTAACCTGGATCGTAAGAATCATAATCAGATAAGTATTCGATTAAATCCTCACAATCCGCCTGCATTGAAATAAGCCAATGTAATCCGTCAGTAGGTAAAGAGTTGTCCTCTGGATTGATAGAATCTATATGTTTATTCAAGATCATATCAAACAGTTTTAAGGTTCTCTTTACTCTAGCGACTTCTCCTAATCGGCTCATTTCAACATTTCCTCTCTTATGGTTGCCCAATCGAAAGGCATTTCACTAGGCAAGCCATATCTATTCTTGGCCATATAGCCAGGTGCTTGCTCAGTAAAAATAGTTCTGTCGCCAGCAACAGTCTTGGTAGTCATACCCATCTTGCCTTTGACTTGTACAGTTCCAACTTTATAGTTGGCAAAAAAGACTGCATCGCTATGTTCTACTAATAAGTCAGCAGCTTTACGATGTAGTTTGATTTCATGTCGATCATGCGGATCATTAGATGGGTCTTCATATCTGCGAATCTGATTGTGTGCAATCTGTATTACAGTCATAGACTTCTCATCTCTAAGTCTGTTAAGAACCTCAACATACTCTTTCCACTTATCAAGAGCTGCAACATAGCCTTTACCATAAGCAGGTGTATCTATTTGCGCCCAACCATTTTCTTTACAGACATGATCCCATAGCAAGGTTTCTAACCAGTCTAGTGAATCAATACAAGCAACACGAAATTCGTGATCTTCTGTAAGCAAAGAGGTTAGATTGTTCATAAACTCTACATAAGTTTTTGCTACTGGAAAGTGATCGCACTCAATCTTTCCAATACCATCTTCAGATTGAACGATAATGCACTTATCCATGCTTGCAGCAAACGATGTTTTACCAATACCACCTGGACCATAGATAACTAGTCGTGGTGGTTTGATCTTACCTTTCTTTTGTATTGCGGCTAGACTCATTCAACCACCTCAACTTTAGATTCATCACCTTCAACAGCTTCTTTCAAAGCATTGCTGTAATGTCTTCCAAGTATCTCTAACTTCTCAACTTCAAAGTTAGCGTTAGCAATCACATCTAGTCTTTGTTTATTAACAAGTGTGACTTTGTTATATAGAATCTTATTTTCATCTGATAAGTCTTCTACTTTGTATTCTTTACCATCTTCATCAAAGGTAAAGGTTAGTTCATTTTTTTCTTCAGTCATTTTTCTCTCCTAAAGTATTTTTATATGCATCACAATGATCTTTCGCATTACAAAACTTACAAGTTTCTTTGCTTGGATTAAATTGTGGGTTCTCTTCAAAACAAGCCTCGGCTGCTGGTTTCAAAACTTCAAATCCCCAGTTGACTAGATTAGTAGCCGTAGTGGAGCTTGATCGGATAATGCCATCTTTATGCCAACCTCTTGGTTGAACGATGGTCATAATAACTTCTATGTCCTCGTCTTTATAACGAGAGCTGTATCTTGATAATGCACCAAGTGCATAAATTTTTAACTGTCCGTTGTCATGTGCATCAACTGCCCATTTACCAGATTTAAGATCAACAATCTCTAAGGCTTTTTCGCCTATAATAATGGCATCTGCTGTACCCCAAACATCTGGAGATATCTCATCCATAAACACGCGCTCTTCTATTAATAGCTTTCCCCCCAGCGCCTGCGCACGCTCTTGAATATAATTTACATATACATTCGCGCAATCAATCATGTCTTGGTCGACTTCTATTTCAAAGTCTTCTACCACTTGAACCTTGCCCAACCAATAGTCTTCAAGGCTCATATCATTTAATCTGCCCTTTAAAAGCATCTCGCACATTTCGTGAACCAAAGTACCAGTAGCCGCAGGGATGCCCACAGAGTATTCGCCATACTGTTTAATCATCATGGGTGATGCAGGACATTCCTTCCAGCGCGTGAAAGCTGACGGACTAAGAGTTGCGTGAGCCATTGGAAACGTATGAGCTTTCTTCTAATTGTTTGATCTCTGCTAGATCATAAAGAATTTTACCGCCAATCTTATAATAGTTAGGGCCTCCGCCTTTACGCCTTAAATTTGATAGCGCGTGTGGATTTTTGCCCCACCTTTTAGCTAGTTGCTTAGTGTCTATAAAGACTCTATCGGTGTCTGTCATTTCCTAATACTCCCTTTTTGTATTTGAATGTTGTTAAATTTACACTAAAGTTATATGATATGCAAATATATTTATAAAAAAAGGAGAAGAAATATGAGTATAGATAATGTAACCCCAGAGGAATGGGATCAAGCAATCGATAGGCTTGCGATCAATAACCAGGTAGGTGGACATCATTATAAAGGCAATGGCATACAACCCATTGAGTATATTTACGCAAATGGTTTGTCATGGTCGATGGGTAATGTGTTGAAACTTATTACCAGAGATAAGGTTAATAAGGTTGAAGACTTACTTAAAGCCAAGCATTACATTGACCTTGAACTACAGCTCGTACATGGTGTAGACGGAGAGGGTAATGAAATAGGCCCATATACCAAAGAGGTAAAGGTCTAGGAGTAAAGCAATGAACTTGTTTGATTTTGAAGACCCAGTTCTAAATGAAAGGAACAACAATACGCCTGTTTATATAAACAGATACATTGCGCGTTCTTTGATAGATGTAGCTGGGTTGAAAAAAAAAGATCCTCAAGCATTAGCGGAGTATTTCCTACAAGTAGGAATAAACTCCGTTAAGCATTACAAGGATCAAGAAGTTAAATTTGATATTGAGAATCTTTAACTAAGATTTTTTAATATATCTTTGATGTTTTTGATAGCATCATTGTTCTTCATGTGTTCATCGTTGATGGTTAGTTGAGCTTGGTCTAAAGGTTTAGAAAACACCACATTTCTGTGAGTTATAGAAACAAAAGCAAATAAATCTATTTCATTATCTTTGTATTTTCTGTGTGCAACTCTTTGACCTTTGCGCATATCAAACCGCCAGTTGCCTCTATGTTCTTCTATTTTAGATTGGGTTTTGACCTGGCATTTATACAGCTTTAGGTTGTGTTCAAAGATGATGTCTGCGGATGCGTTGTGTGGAACGATGGTTACTGTGTCAGAAACTTGAGAGAGTATTGCTGCTGTGAGATATTCACCAAAACGACCAACTCGTTCTGTTGCAAGGGGCATGGGTTATTGGGGTGGTGAAGATTCCTGTACTTGTTCTGTAACTAATGGAACTGCTGGCTGTACTGCTATTGCGCTTGCTGGAACATTTGGTAATTGCGGAATCGAATCTAAAAATCTTTTTACCAACTCTGCCTTTCTTTCTTTGCTAGCTTTACCAATATCTTTTAATAATCCTCTATTAAATGGTTGTGATAAAAATTGATTTAATAAACGCAAGAAACCAAAGCCTGCAAAAGCTCCGATTCCACCGCCTGCGCTAATTCCTGTTGTACCAATCAATGCTGTTGGCCCTAATGATTGAGCAGACCTTAGTAATCCTGACCTTAAAATAAATGTATTTACATCTGGCAACGCTTCAGGGAATTGTTTTAAAACATCTAAAAACTCAAAAAGATTATCTGCATTTGTATATCTATAATCTTTTAATAATTCTTGTGTGGCTGCATATCTTTTACTTTTTAAATTGTCAAAACCTAATTCATTGTAAAGTTTACCAAAATCTCTTTTCTCGGTTTTTAAATATTTAGTAAAAATATCATCAAGATAATTTCCAGCTAATTCATTAACCTGCCTAACACCAATAAGATTCTTTAATTCTTTAACTGCTTCGGGTGATTTTGCATCACCAAATGTTTTGTAATACAAATCTTCTACTCTTTGTGATGGTGGTCTTCCAACACCAGGTCTTAATGCACCTCTTCCTAATGCTTTTTGGAACTCTTTACCTGTTTTCCCTTCAACAACTGACATATATTCTTTAAACAATCTATCTCCAGCCGCCATAAGTCTTCCCGCTCTATCATTCGGATTTCTTAAATCTTGCTTTAATGTGTCTTGTAATGCTGTTACAGCTTTATAAGCATACTGATTTCTTGCTTCGCCTTTGGCTGGATCATATTTTTTAGATAAATCTCTCAATCTATCATCTAGTGATTTAATATCATCAAATGATAATTTAGGCTGTACTTGTTGTACGCCCCTTCTTGTCATAGCAAAATCTGATCTAAATACTCTTAGTTCTCCCAAAAGATCTAAAAGCTCTTGTGGCGCTTCTTCAAATCTTCTTCTTGGATAAACCCTGTTTGCGGTTTTTGCAAGATTAGACATATCAAAGTATTTGCCTTTTGCTTTATTGAGTTGCTCTGCTTGTCTATAAACAGATTTATATGTATTTCTCCAATCATTAAAAGACTTTAGACCAAATTCTTGTATCATTTTTGATCTTTCTGTTTCTGTCATTGGTTTTAATTTAGCTGCTGGAGATATTCTTTTACTCAAGGCCTTGTCAACCTGTTCAAATGTTGTGGCTAATTGTTTTTGTCCTGGCGTACCAGCTAAAGGCATACGACTGGTTAAGTTATAAACACCACGAACAAAAGGAGATGTGCTTGCTTGACCCAAAGAAAGATCAATACCTTCTTTTGCTAATATTTCTGCTTGTTTTGAAGCCTCATCAGTAATTCCAATTTGTTGTTCTAAAAAACTCCTTGTTCTTTCTGGGTCTGGAGACTTTTTAATAGCTTCTTTTTTAGCTGCTTGAGCTTTGTCTAATATTTTAGATACTACTGGTTTTAATGCTTTTCCAGCAATAGGAACTGCTGTTGTAAGAGCCGCATCTACTGCGCCTACTGTAACTGCCTCTTTAACTCTTTCTCTTGCGCTAGGAGCTGGCATATCTGGAGCTAATAAATCACCAAGAAAGTCTGCTGCTAATGATCCGCTGCCTGCGCCTACACCAGCACCTGCGCCTGCTCCTAAAATTGCACCTACAGGCCCGCCAGCAAAAAAGCCGCCTGTTCCACCAGCTATTGCTCCTGCTGTGCCGCCTAGAACTTCTAAAAAACCTTCCGCAATTTTAGGTAATCTACCTGGATAATCGTTTGCATCAATAATGCCAAGCTCTATGCCAATGTTTCTAGTTTTTGAATAATAATCTTTTGAATCAATCTTGCCTTCTTGCAAAAGTTTATAACCATCAGATTTAATTTCATTAAAAATCTGTCGTTTATTTTCGATATCTTCTAATTCTTTGTAAGTTTTAGCCATTATTATTTAGATATAAAGAACTATATTTTCCTTCAGAAACTATATTAACAGGCTCTAAGTTTTCTTCTGGCGCATCTTTTAAACCTTTAAGGGCAGAATCAAGTTTTTCTAATAAAACCTTACTTTTAAAAAGTTCTTCTCTATATTTTTCTTTATCTGACTCAGAGGTTAAGGGTGAAGTCATGCCACTTTCTAAATTTTTAATTCTTGATTTTGTTTGGGTGTAAATATTAGAGTATTTTTCAAAGGCATCTTTTTCTGAAGTAGCGCTTGATTCTGGTAAAACTTTTTTAATTTCTGTCAACAATAAATTACTTGGTCTGCCAGTATAATCATTTGCCAAAGTTGCTAAGATTTCTAAATTTAAATTATCTCTTGCTCTAACAGCCGCGCCAGTCTCGCCAGCAATGTCTCCACCCACTAAAAATCTTGTTGCTTTATTTATTTGTTCTTGTATTGCATCTGCTGGGCCAAAAGCCTCTGATAAATTAGAATAAACATCTTTGACTTTTGTTTCTTCAGAGAAAGTTTTTACATCTGATTCAACATTTTTAATAATTTGTTGGTCGGTTTGTCCTACCGCTCTTTCTTTTCTTATTTCTAAAATATCTTTCAAATCCAATCCAGCACCATAAAGAGCAACCTCTTCTTGACTTAATCCAGATTTTTCCAATCCCTGCATTATTGCTGCTTGATTTTTTTCTTGTTGTAATTGTAATTGTCTTTGTTGTTGTGCTTCTTGCAAAGCCAATCCTTGTTGCAATGGGTCTTGACCTCTAAAAGCACCGCCAAGCGCGTAAAGCATCATGGCAAGATTTTGACTTTTAGCATCTTTAGCTTCATTTGCTTTATTAACGCCGCTTACCAATTGTTGTTGATTTATTCTTGGCTGAAAGCTAGGCGCAATTGTTGTTGTTGGCTGTAAACCAGGCAATTGGCTCATTAAATCTTGCATTGAAAATGCCATTATAAAACTCCTATCTTAAAAACCCGCCAGGTAATAATCCTAGGCTTGCAAATTGTAATCCAGCTCCCAAAACATCTCCCAAACCAGTTTTAGTGGTAGTGGTTGTAGATATTGGAGCTTGACCTGGTAAACCGCTTTGTAATAAACCAAGCTGTTGCGGACCATAAGCCAAAGCTCTTTGGAACTCTTGATAAGGCACTCCAAGTGCTTGTTGTTGTAATTGTTGTTGTTGTAAACCAATTTGACCAAGCTGTCCAAGTCTTGCTTGTTGCTCTGCGCTGATGCCACCAAGCAATCCTGCTTGTTGCTGTCTTGCGCGTAGCTCCAACTCTGGTTGCATCATAGCCATTCTTGCTTGTATGTCTTGACCAGCAAGTCCTGCTTGTTGAGCTAATTCTGCTTGTCGCATGGCTCGTTGTTGTTGAGCTTCAAATCCTGTTAATCCAGCCTGTTGACCTAACCTTGCTTGTTCTAAAGCTCTTTGTTGTTGTAACTCTGTTCCAAGAACACCAAGTTGTTGTTGTCTTGCTAGGTCGGATAATGCAGCTTGTTGTGCTTGTTGGAAACCAGACTCTCTTAATCCAGCAGCAGTTCTTGCCATTTGTTCGATGTAAGGTCTTTGTGATTCGCTCTCTAATAAAGCAGATCTTGAACCACCAAACGCACCCGCACCGATTGCTCGAGATTGTGCCTGACCCCTAGAAATATCAGCTTGTCTTTGAATATCAGCCATAGATTGCTCAATGACTTGTTGTGTGTAAGGTGATTGATATGCACCCATATCAACATCTAACAAACCTCTAAACTGTGGAGCTGAAACACCGCCAATCTGTGCAGCTTGAGGGCCTTGTAAACCTTGTATGGTTGGTGCTTGAAATCCTGTTACTGGTTGAATTGTTGGAGTGGGGGCTTGTGCTAGTTCTTGCAATCCAGATAAAGGATCATATTGCATACCACTTTCAAATAAACCACGGGTGGCTTGAAATTGTCTAAGTTGATCTGGATTAAATCCAGCAACTCTAGGACCTGTGTATGGAACGAATGGTTGACCAGCAATTCCTCTAGCAGCTTGGAAAACTTCCTGCTGCTGTCTTTGCATATATTCTGGTATTTCTGCTGTTTGTGTTGATTTGCCTTTACTCATAATTCTTTGCTAATTAAATGTTCTGATTTAAAGCCTAAATGACTTATTTTTTTTAACCATCCTTTTCTGCCACCGCCATATAATCTTTTACAACCAGCAGCTTTTGCAAATGCCTCTAAGGATGGCAACATATCCTCTAACTCCTTGTAATCACCACCACAAAATAGCAAGTTCATTGCTGTATTTTGGGGGAATACTACAAATTCAGTTATCATAGCCGACTTCTTAGCTGGCCATAAATGGAATATTCCATGTCTTATTTTATCCTCTATATCGTCTATTGTATAGGAATCTTGATGTTTGATAGCTTTTGCTATATATGGCTTACAGCGTTGCCACTGTACTTCCCACTCTTCGGGTTCTTTTTTAATTGGCGTGACTTTATTAATCGCCTTTTCCATACTCAACGATACTTGCATAAACAGTTAAATTACCAGCACGATCAGCTTGAACTTTAATGGTATCACCTTGTTTTAAGATAAAACTTCTAGTTAATAACTCTTCTGTATCGTAAGCGGTAATTACATATTCTTTAAAAAAAGTATAAGTTGTACCACCATTGACAACTGTAACTGTAATATTAGTTTGCTGATTATCATGGTCACAAACCAAGATAGATTCCACAATAGAAAAATCAAAATCACCACCGCTAGGTGATGTATACAAAGTTGTATCATCTGTGGTTGTTAGTATGACTTTGGCTGTTTCTGCCCTTTGTATGTACTGTCTTTGTGAGGATAAATCCATTATCTTTTACCTCTTGGTCTAACATCCAAGCGTATATTACCTACTTGGAAGTCTTGATTCGTGCTGCCTGTGACTGTCATTTGTACTTGTCTTGCTGTAAATCTAGCATCAGTATAACCATCATTTTCAAAAGTAAATGATCCAAAGTCCGTAATTGGACCTAATGGAGTAAATCGACCTTTGAAACTAAGGGTTACGCCAGGTAAAGAGTTAGCCTCTTCGTCTGGTAATATTTGATTGCATTGCACATAGTTATCACCATTGCCTATTTGTATAGGCCCTGTCTCACAAAATGGTACTTGTGAGTTTAGATTAGGTGAGTTATCTAATGTGGTTGATTCATGCTCATAAACAAAGCCTAAACTGTCACCAGCAATAGGATAAGTAAATGCACCTTGGTCAATCCAAAAGCCTCTGTCCATAGAACCAATAGACCAAACATTAGAGTTGTAGTTCCAAATAACATATTTGTTAGAAGTGTATTGTGAATCACCGCTTGGGAATCCCCACCATATTTCATTAAAGTTAGAGTTATGTCCGCCCCAAGATGCTGCTCTACCTGCTACATTGATGTTATCAAAAACATAATCATGCACTTCGCAAGGTAATTCTCTAACACTACCATCATAAATATAAAAGGCGTTTTCACCCATCCATGCAAGGAAATTACCTGTAGATACAACTGTTCTTGGACTGATTGATTTACAGTTAGTTCCTGCATCAGCTATACCATAAACAAAAGGTGATCCAGCATAAAACATTCTGTTAATACCAGTATCACTAAAAATAATCACATCAGATCTATATTTAACACCAAACAAGGCTCTACCGCCTGTAGGTATTTGCAAGTCTCCTGCTGTGTTTGTGGCTTTCGATGTCCAATTGTTACGATCTTCCCTGTTTGACCAAGCAACCTTCCTAGGGTCATCTGACGAGCCTATAGCCACTAAATGTCTTTCATTGGTGACTAAGGTTGATAAGTTACCTGTGGGTGAGTTGGTTACAACTGTTGCGATGGTATCAGGTGAGCCACCTGAGGAGTCTGGTTGCCATTTATAAATCTTGCCATCTTTAGAAAAAGTAAAGATTAAATCTTCACCCCAGTTGTCAAAAGAAAAATAACCAGCTTGTAAGATTAAACCTGATTGACTCCTGGCATCACCATAGTCTTCTGAGCCATAAGTGTAAGCTCCAAAGCCTAATGGATCATCACTTGCATCATTAACAAAGCCTACTGGTGTGATGTCTGTCCAAGTGTTGTCATACAAGACATAAACTTTTTCTCTTGTACCAACTCCTAAAACATTATTACCAGCATTATCTTTATAACCATATAAACCTATGATAGCTCCGTCTAATGCTGTACCTCTGAGTTTTTCCCACCCGCCAATAGGTTTTAGATATCCGTTTTCAAAACGCACCAAATCACCATCGACCCAACGCCCTTTATTGGCGTAGTCTGTGCCATTGGTTACGATTCCTGCGGGGGGTGTTATTGGAAATAATGCCATAGCCTTATTGTATAAGACCTCGCTTTATTAGTCATTAACTAGATGGAGGTGTTGGCCATTCTCCTAATGGTCTAACAGGTGGTTTAGCATCATTGTATTCATACAAAGCTGCTAACTCATCAACTGTGGTACAAGCATCAATTTTGCTTTGCATATCTGCTGCTGTGCTTCTGACATCAGTTCTAAAAGTAGACCAATCAGCAGGAATAGGTGTACCAGCTTCCTGTTCTCTGACCACATACCAATCGTTAGGCTGTAATAAACCATAGGCTTGATTGATAATCACTTGATTGTGATTCCATTTAAGACCATGAGTTACATCACCAGTATCAGGATCAGTTGTATCGTCTAATGCTTTAGGTGTAGCTGTACCATAAGATGCAGTTACCACATCGTTAGCGAAGTCAAAAGATTGATTCGTGTTGATGTAATAAGATGGATTTTTAAAGTTGCTGTTATCTACAACCACTTCATAAATGCCTATTGCTTCAAGTTCATCGCTAGACCAAAGCATAAAGATATTTTGTGGATAAGATACATCCCCAATGGTTATTGCTTTAGGTCTGGTGTAAACCTGAGTTACTTGATTGTTTTCTACTAATGCCCACATATTAATTCCTATTATATATTATCTTGCTGTTGTTGGTATACCTGTTGATGTTGTGAATGGATTTTCTGCAAATGCCATGTAGATGTATGAACCAGCTAATGCATTCATACTTGCGGCTGATGTTCTTATTTTAAATCCATTTGATAAATGGTCTATATAATCTGCGGCACTTCCTTCTGCATCTGCTAAATCTGCATACAATCTTGGATTTG